GTCTTCCGCTAAAAGCCCTAGGTTAGATCACCCCCCTAGTAGCAAATAACTCAAAAGATAGCACCTTGTGCGCCCGATTATGTAGGCAAGGCCCTAAAATCCAACCTGTAGCTGGCTTTCGTCTTGAACGCTGACACCTCAAGCCACCAGCCACCAATGGGCCTAGCTGCCCGGCCCTGCTGCACATGCCAGCCGTCTCCGGCCTCATCTTTCCAACAGCTTGCCCGTAAGAAAAGTTGGCGCCTTCTTCTGACAACGCCACGGGCTGTTACCCTGGTGATCACATTCTCATCACAATTGCGCCTGTGGATATGGCCGCTTAAATAGACATCCGCCTCATACTGTCCGCGGGTCCGGTTGTGATCCAAAAGGCCCCTGCTTGCCTCCCCACCTCCGCCATACCCATGATGCCAACATATCTTAATATTATCCCTATTGGCGTTAGCGAAATCCCCAACCACAACCAAGTAGCCCCAGTAAGGCCCACACTCTACAGGGCTGCCCATCCGCCTGAGCTCTTGGCACAACCTCTGGAGTAGGTCCACCTCATGCTTTTTCTTGATGCTGGTTTCGTGGTTGCCGTAGCTGATCACAGCCAAATTGGCAGCATATGGCTGGAGCCATTCCGCTGCCGTGCTCACTAGTAGATCCAAATAAGCCCCGCCTCTATGCTCTTCCCTAAGGGCATTTTGGTCTGATCTAGGATCCCATTTTCCCTGCATGGCATCAAAAAAGTCCCCAGCAATCACCACGGGGGCACACTCAGCCTTGGCCTGCTCCAGGCTATCCCTGAGCAGATCCAACCTGCAATGGGCTGAATCCCAATGCACATCGGCCAGGAGCAGAACCTTCCGCGTATCCTTGCTCTGCCCAAATGTCACACCTAGCCGGTAGGCATTGGTATCTGTTTTTTCTAGTTTCCACCAGCTCATGGGAATCCTCCAGGCGTGTATTGATCCGGAGGCTTGGCTCACCCAATCCGGTCCTCAATAAAAAAAGAGGATTGGCCCGCGGCAATAGCATTGCCCGTGCCCTCCCATCGATAGGTATAATTCCCCCGCTCAGTGGGCAGGAAATCGTAGTGGAAATTTCCCACCGAATCCTTTACCACATAACCCTCTGCATAGGTGTATTGGGTGATTTGTCCGCTGGGCCCAAAAATCTTTAGGGTGATGGTGGATGGATCCACCGCCACATTGGCATCATTGCGCCAAATTGCAGAGATCCGGATATAGTCGCCTTTGTCATAGGTGGCCATTAAAGTACTCCAGCAAACACGGTGGCATCGTACCTAAGAGCCGCGGCTATCTGCACATCACCAACCGGCTCATCACCTACCAAACAGGTGTACAGCACCCGGCTGGAAACGGTGCAGGTGCCGCGCACTAGAGCATCAGACACAGTGCAAGCACCTACAAGGCGATCAGAAACCACTACGCTGGCGCGAATGAAATTGGTTACTGTGACGGTTGCTTCAATGCCCACGATGGCAATGGCTGCAAACCCACTAGCAGCAGTAGCGCCACCGCTGGCCGCGCCGTTCTGGCTTACAAGGCTAACCGATCCAAACAGGCCGCTGGTGGTAGCTGATCCGCTGCCGATAGCTGCTGGTGCCGTGATTTGCACCGTTGCTAGTGGCTTGTTTGTTAATGCCGAACCGATAGCGGAACCAGCCAGAGCAGATACAGACACGGTGCCGAGCAGGCCAGAACTGCTGGCGCTGCCGCTAGCCGCTCCAGCCTGGCTAATGGTGTTGACAGTCGCCAGAACCACTGAGGTGGTAGCCGAGCCGGTTGCTGCTCCAGCCAATCCAGAGACTGAGACAGTAGGCAGTGTGCCAGATTTGCTGGCCGTGCCCGTTGCCGTGCCTGCCTGGCTAGTGATGTTGATAGTTGAGAGAGTGCCCAACCCGGTCACCGAAACCGTAGCGGAACCGCTGGCCGCTGAGACTGTGACGGTGCCAATCGTTGCGCTGGTGCTGGCGTTGCCGCTGCCGCTCCCGGCTGGCGCTGAAAGTACAACAGTCGGCAATGTGCCAGAGCGGTTGGCGGATGCCGTGACGGTGCCAGTGAGGCCAGAAACAGACACGGTGCCGAGCAGCCCTGAACCGCTAGCCGTGCCGGTCGCTGATCCTGCCTGGCTGGCGATAGTGACGGTGCCAAGTGTGCCAGATCTAGCCGCGCTGCCAGTGGCTGCACCTGCTGCTGCAGTCGTCGAGATAGTCGGGAGAGTCGCAGACCTGCTAGCCGTGCCGGTTGCCGATCCGGTCAGGCCAGAGACGGACACGGTGCCCAGTGTGCCGCTGGCAGATGCCGTGCCGGTTGCGCTGCCTGCCTGTGCGCTGACAGTCACCGTGGCCAATGCGCCGCTGGCCAATCCTAGGACGATGCCTAGGTCGGCTAGTGGTGCGCTGGCTAGTGGATGGCCGCCGAGCATTTAAGCTCCTTACAGGTTGCCTAGGCGCTTGCAAAGGATTGCCAGATTAGCAAAAAATGGAGGCCCAATAGCGGCTATCTCCGGGTTTGCCGTAAGGTTTTCCGCAGATAGCATGTCTGTTATTACAACCGTTTTCTTTTGCTCTTTTTCCGCCTCAGTCCAAACCCCTGCCGATGTCATTCGGCCAAGCGCCCAGATGGTGTGCAGCTCGAACTTGTACACGCCGTCAGCCTTGTACCGCCGGATGTGCTGGTAATCCAAAGCCCAGGTGTCATTAACCACCTCGGCAATTGCTGGCTGTTTGACAGCCTCGGCAGCCTGCACTGGCGAAAATTCGGGAATGATTGGATCAGACATTTGGCATGTACCTAGTAGAGATTGTTTACCGTTCCGCCGCTGTCCTTGTAAACCAGCTTTGATGCCGTGGTACTGTAGTAGATTGAATTGTTTGTCGCTGCCGAATCAGCTAGGCTTGCGGGTTGAATTGAGCCGTCTGATTTAACTGCTGAAGCAGTCGTCCCAGCACTATTAAGCCACTCCTGCAAATTTGCAGACTGCGCTGCTGCGCCACGAACTATTAGGCCTTTAGTCGCTGCTGCTGCGCTGGTAATATGCACCTGTGCGTCCGGAGTCAGAATGTTTACTCCGATTTTACCCGATGAATCTACTACCATCCGAGTAGCTGTGGCCGCCGTAATGTCAAATATTTGAAAAAGACCTGTGTTGTCGCTATTGATTCCCCACGCCCGGCCTGTAGTGGCTGTTGAATTTGTCAAGGTAATTGTAGGCGAAGAAACATTTTGGTAACCAGTACCACTAGATCTTATTGATCCAGCCACATCGAGACGGAAATTCCCACCCGGCGAAGCTGTAGCAATCCCAACATTCGTACCATTGTCATATAACTGTGAATTTCCCACCACATTTGCGCTAGTAAACTTCGCCAGATACGATGCCGTTCCGCTTACCGATCCCGATGCTGTGCCGGTAGTGTTCTGATTCAGCGTCGGTACATCACCAGCAGCAATCGTAGCCATCACCACATTAGTGCCGTTGCCCCGCAGGTAGCTGCCGCTGGTAACCGCACCGGCTAGGGCGTTAATTGCTAATTGTGCTGTAGTTGTGCCCGTGCCACCGTTGGCTAGTGGCAGAGTGCCAGTCACTCCGCTGGTGAGTGAGACATTAGTGATGGTGTTATTACTGGCGTTGATGGTTTTATTGGTTAGCGTTTCGCTGCCAGCCAGGCTGGCATATGTTTCCAGTTGTGTTTTTGTGAGCGTTAGCAAAACATCCTTGGTGCCTGCGCTAAATGTTACAGCCGCGTTGGCGTTGCTCGATGAATGCACCGTTGTCCTGGTCAATGTGTTGGTGGCGCTGTAGGTGCCAAGACCAACCTCCCACTCGTTAGCCGTCCTGTGAGCAATCGCATAATAAACCGTGTCGGCCACAGCACACACTGACGCAAAGGTCCGGTAGGTAGAATCAGCACCGGCTAGGGTGAATGCCCCCGTCCCGGTGCTGGTGCTGGATTCCTTGACACGGTCGGCTCGAATGAGCGCCATGGTTTATCCTTAGTTTTGGAATTTTAGAGGGCTAGAGATAGTAACCGCAAATGTACCATTGGTGCTGGTAGTATCGCTCGTGAAATCCACATAACCAACCAACTCATCAGCAGATGACGCACCGCCGCGCGATTTGTAGATCACTCCAGCCCGTGCCGTAATGGTTGCGCTGGTCCAACTTGTGATGCTGAATGTTATTTCCACATCATTGTTCACATTGTCCGTAGCTGCCACGGTGCAGGCAGCAGCATTGCCACCAGCCGTGTAGCCTGTGCCTGTAACTTCGTTGGTAATGTCGGAGCGTTTTGCGTGGCTCTTGGAAGCAGTGTATGTGCTGGTAACCAACATCATTTTAAATGTATCGGTGTCGAAATCGATATTGCCAACTGCGGCATCTCTTATGGCGGAATTGTATACTAGGCTAGGCATTGGCATTATCCTCTTTAGTCTTCTTGCAATGGCAGGCCCTGCACAGGGCTTGCAGGTTTTCCGGGTCAAGTCTCAGGTCTGGCCGTCTACGAATGCTGAGGATGTGATCCACATCACCCGCGGCCTTGCCGCACTTCCGGCACAATGGCTCCCGCCTCAAAACCATCAGCCTGAGCTTTTGCCAAGTCCGGTCATACCCTCGGGCATGAGTCGATGGTCTGGTCAAAGCCCTAGGCATGGCTGGGGCTGTGCTTCTGTGCTGGGCAAGCTTGCGCGGAATCATTCCCACAACCTAACACCAGCCCCGCACGATCATCCGGGAAATAGCTCTAGCTGCACTGGCTCATCCACACCCGCGGAATCCCTTGGGTGGTGCAGGGCTAGCCCGCACCTGGCCCGCTCGCTCAATCTCCACAACATGCTCCGGCTCCCGGGGATGGCCGCGCTGGTCTTCTTGCTTGGTGGGCTGTCGAGATACAGCTCCGGGCAAACCAGCTCGCACAGCATGGCCCACCGTGCCACCGTGATCCTCGGCACCAGGTCTGGGATAGTTTCAAGCCGGTCCTCCAGCTCATCCAGTGGCACATCATCCGGCAGCTCATCCATGGCCACGGCCATCCCGTCAAGAATCTCCTGATCCTGTAGCCACAGCCTCACATGGTCCAGCCGTTTGGCCACCTCGGCAGCCGGAACCGTGCGCTCATCCACGTCAAATCTATTCATGCATGCACCCCAAAATGCCGCACAGATACCACCACCTCTGCCTCAGGGGAGGTGCCGGGGGCCAACTCAATTACTACCCGCTGGATCACCGTGTGATCGTCCGCCGGGATTAGTCCCTCACGGACTAGGAAATCCAATACCGGCTTGGCCATGTTGTCCAGATCACGCTTGCGCTGATCCCAGCCTTTGCCCCGTCTGGCCTCAATGTGAACCTCTAGGGGCCCGCGCCATTTGCAGGGCTTACAGAATTGGCACATGAGGGCCACTTGGGCCCTCTGGATCCACTGGGTGTAATTCTTGGAAAGAAAGGTCCGCCCCCGCGCATGGCGCCAGATGTGATTGACAGATGGGGGCAGGGGCAGACAGATAGTGAGAGCCATGTGGCTCCTAGGTTAGGGGCATGACAAGGGCGCTGTAAAAATCGCCCCCAATCACAACAGGATGCCCCTCACCTTTAACCGAAAGCTTTGCCGATTCACCGCAATGCCTGACACAGTCCGCCAAGTATGCTGGGTTAAGATTAATGTCTAGCTCATCCCCCACCACATCCACAGCCAGATCCACGGTGGCTTGCCCGCGGCCCGTGCCACGAGATTCCAGAGTGAGGCCATGAGGCCTGATCTTCAAGCCCATCCTCCGTGTCTCGCTATCCACGCACACTGAGGCCCGCTTGATACCTGAAAGAAGGTTTTCGGTGCCAATCTCAAATACTGTGCCCGCCTTACCCTTGGGCCATACGGCATCCACATCAGGAAATTTCCCCTCTATCAAAACCGTGGTCATAGCTACTTCAAGGATGCCCTCCACATACCACTCCACCCTCAATTGTCGCTTGGTCCAACTAAACACCGCAAACTCCACAGCCACCTTCTCCATCACATCCACAGCCCGATTAGGCACCGTGATGGGATCAGGTGCCCCATATGGCGGGTGGCTCTGATTGGCCAGCCACTCCTCCACCAGGCTGCATTCAGCCATAGCCAATCGCCGCCCGTCTGTGGCAATGGCCTGTAAGAAATGATTGGTAATTCTCAGGTGTACCCCGTTCATGGTGAACCTTGAGGCATCCGTGCTGGCCGCATACGAAACCCGCCTAACCACCTGCCGAAGCTTGCCCCCTGTAGCCACCAGCTTCCACTCCGGCTCAGCCAGTGGAACATCTGGCAGCTTCTCCGGCTCCCCAGTTTCAAGCCGGTACACCATGCCGGTTGAGCTGATCACAGCCTCTGTGCCATCAATCTGAATGGTAACCTCTCCGGCAGGCATAGCCCTCAGCACAGCCAGTAGCTGGTGGGCTGGGAGCAATACCTCACCCGGCCCCTCCAGTAGGATCAGCTTGAGCCCACACTCTAGGTGGATCTCAAGGTCCGTGCCATGCACCGTGGCCTGCAGAATGTCCGGCACCTTCAGCCTGAGAAATCCAAGCTCTGGCCTTACTGGCTTGCTTGGCACCACTCCGCACACCATGGCCACCGCGGCCAGTAAACTATCCCGCTCTGCCTCAATTCTCATAACCCCTCCCCTTTGTCGTGTTCCTGTTTCGGCCCAACCTCATCAATCAAAAACTCAAGGCACCGAATTGCTTTCCTGAGATCTTCCACCCCGTTCTTATGCCAGCACCTCCACAGGTACTTGATTGCACACCCGTGCCAGTAGGCCATCATTCCAGCCTGGCCCAATACAGCCCTCTGGGCCTCATGGCACTCCAGCCCTGTCTGGCTGACATAGTGGCTAGGGTTTACCTTGCTCATGAACCACCCTGCTCCTGTTGGTCTTCGTTGTCCATGATCTCCAGCTCCAAAATATCCATGCCCTGCCGTATCAAAGCCCTACTCCTCCGGAGCCATTCCCTTGCCGTCCTCAACCTGCTGGTTTCCGCCAGCTTCACACCCTGGCCCACAAGCTCCACAGCCTGCCCCAGGTGTTTCACCAATTCCTTGTATCGGGTTTTGTCCAGTGTCATTTCCAGCCTCCTGTGCAAGTATCAATAACCTTCCCAGTAGTTTGTGCTGCTTGGCAGCAAATCCGTATTTGCCCGCGATCTCATGCACGATCTGTGCCACCTCTCCCCATCTGTCCATGCTCACCCCGCGTACTCAATCCCGTGTTTTTCGATGTGCTGGTTTAGTTCCCTAATAGCGTTGTCTTGGATCTGGCGCACCCGCTCCTTGCAAATCTGGAAATGCTCAGCCAAGGCCGCCAGTGTCATACCAGCCATGCGCTGCCTGAGGATGGATGCCCCTCGCTCATCCAGCAGGGGCAGCAGGGTTTCCAGTTGGGCCCGGGCATATCTGCCCCGGTCCATGTCGATGGCTGGAGCCGGTATATAACACTCTGTTTCTGCCAGGCTATTTACTTCATTGTTCCTCTTTTGCATGGCACCCAATCGCCACATGCCGTGCCGGAAAGAGTGGAAGGCATAGGTGGAAAACTTGAACCCCAGCTCCGGCTTGTAGCCAGCCGCCGCGATCACCAGCCGATACAGACATTCAGCCACCCACTCATCCTGAGTAATTCCGTAGGCTGGGGGCCTGTACTTGCGGGAAAACTTATAGGCCAATGCCAGATTGTCATCTACCAGCTTCTGCTGTTCTGCCGTAAGCATTGGCCGCGGTTTATGCCTACCCATTCAATCGGTCCCCCCATCTCCGAGCCATGTACCTTAGGGCCATGTCGTACTGCTTCCTCACCGTTTCCTTGCTGCACCTCAGCACCCGGCCAATATGCGAATAGGATTTACCCCGTAGGCGTAGGGTAATAACTGGCTGCCACCTTAGGGGCAGTCGCTGGATTATTCCCCTCACCACATCCGCGGCCTCAGCCACGGCATCTCCTGTGGTCTGGTCCCGGTAATCGATCACATCAACCTCATGGCTGCATGCCACCACTCGTGAAATATCCCGGCACTTAAAGCCCATCCGCTTATGGCAGGCCTTCCAGCCGTTTTGCATCACTCTGGTGGCATAGCCCGGGAAATTCTTGCTTTGGGCTGGATCAAATTTGATAGCCGCTATGGTCATGTAGTACCAACATTCTGCTGTCCAATCCGCCTGACACATGCCCCGTGGTGGCTGCCACTGGTGGCTGAAATAATAGGCCAGACTTAGATTGGCATTAACCAGCTCCTGCTGGTCTGGTGTCATGGGCCTCATCACTCCCCTCCCGGCAGCGGGCCGATTGGTCGCCAGTAAAAGTAACCCAACTTTAAATAACACTCTCTTAAAGGCTCGTTACACTGAACAACCTTTATGTCTTCGAGCCATAATCCATTTAGATCATCAAACCAGATCACCAAATACTTCCCGCCAGTCTCCGGCTTCTCCTCCGGCCACTTGCGCCAGCGGAGCAGGCCACGCAGTTTCTCAAGCTCAATCTCATCTTTTGGTCGGTTGCACCATTGGCAAATCTTGTGGCAGTTAAAATTATGACCACGCTCGTCACGGGTGCATCCTGTCGTCAAATCTATGCTCATTACTCGCCCTCCGGCAGCGGGTTACTAATTTTTTGGTTTAGGTATTGAACCCTAATATCCTTGTTGCCGAACACAAAAAATGCCGTGGTAAACAAGAAAAACGCAACAACAACGACCACGCTCCAAGCCGCAAACTTCAGCCAGAACATCAAAGACTCCTTCCAGCCTTCGATTGCGGTAACACGCTTTCGCACCTCATGCAATTCGTGATACCTGCGCTCGGCATTGCCGTAATAGTAGTCCAAACGGCCTTTATTTTCCGCAAGCTGGTGCTGGACCTCCTTCCAGTCGTCAGCAGAGATATTGATCGAATCATTCATTGGGTTGCAGCAGTCTTTCATTGATCATCTCCTTGGAGCTGCGTCTCTCAACGCATCAAAAATGGCCACAAAAATACAAATGCAGATTGCAAACATAACGGAAAAAGTTATGACAACAGCAGTCAGCCCATCATTGGGTGACGGGATAACCTGACCGCACTTGTCGCATTTCTGTTGTTCAGCTTGGTACGCCGACTGGTTGCTTTGATTCAACGGATTCAATGGATGCAGCGGACTGGCTGGATTCAATGGGTTAATTGGATTAGCTATGCTGTTTAACTGCATCACTCAACCCCTCCCGGCAGCGGGCCGATGGTGTTCTCCTCCCATCCCGGCTGTGGCCCACTCCGCCCCAGCTCAGCATTCACCCACTCAGGCCAGTAGGTACGCCCTTGAACCATCACCCCGGTCTGATCCCGGATAAGGCGCCGGAGCCGGTCCACCTCGGCCCGGGCCTCCTGTAACTCGCTAAGCATGTGGTCTGAATCTCTGTCCGCCATGTATCTCTCCCATCTTCCCTAGTCTGTCTTGTAATAGATAATAATAATTATTAATTCATTAATTCATTCATTCAAAGACACCTCTTCCCTGTTACACACTCTCAGTCACTACCTCTCTGGTTCCCTGTATATACCTAAGGCCTATACTGAATTATTGAATAATTGAACTAATCCCCTTTTGCCTGTTTTTGCCCTGTGAAATACTTCAAAGCCTTCCGCCCTGGCTTAGTTGATTCATTCAGCCTTGCACTAATTTCACCCGATTGGAGCAAGGCCTCGAGCACCTCAGCCCGCTCTCTAGGGCTGAGTGATTGGGTTTTTCGGCATAATTCACTACCAGTAATTCCGGCCCCGCCTGATTCCTGAATGGCCCTAAGTACCCGCTTCCTCCGCGCATCAAATGCCCCATCAGCCACCCATTGGTAGGCAAGGTGGATCAAACGCTGGGTAAGGTATTTGGATAGCTCACAGGCCCATTTAGCGGCCTCTGCATCGATCTGGATTGGCTCCCCTGGAATCATCCGGGAGCAGGTGTGGAGTAGGGCCAGCTTGCGGGCCTTCTCTGCCGCCCGGCTCCACAGGGTGGCCAGTTGGTTTTCCTCACGGTCTTGGGCCTTGTCACACTCCTCATCAAACTGATCCAAGATGCCACTGGCCTCCAGTGTGCTGGTGATCACCATTGGCTTTGGGTGCTGGGTCGCAAGGTTGCCCGTGCCCGGGGTCCAATTCACCCACGCCCGCACTTGGTCCACCAGATAAGCAGGTGGCCCCATCACCTTGGGCTTGCGCTTGCGTGGCCTAGAAGTGGGACCTTCCCACAACAGCACCCGGCTAAGAAAACCATCCGCCACGCTATCCGCGGTAAGGCCTTGGTATAGGCTCTCGGGCACCGTGGTCCCAAACAGCACTACATTAGGCTGGTGGATCTCCACCCGCTTGGCCACATCCGCATAGGCATCCCCCAGATACACAGAGTGGGAGCTGGTATAGAACTTCATGAAATTGGTTACGATGCCGCTCAGGTGGGTGGCCTTGTCTCCAGCCGCGGAGATCCCCCGGAGCCATCGGCCTATCTCATCTATCAGCCAGACCATGCTGGGCTGTTGGCCCGTGTGTGTGACTAGCCCCGCATGGCTGGCGATGCTCTCCCCCAACATTGCCCCAGCACCTGCTTGCCACAGGATCTCTTTTACTGCTGACCTTGGCGCCTCCTTACCAGCTCCAGACGGCGCCACCCCCAGTCCGTACAGGTTTGGCCTAGTGCCGATTTCGTCCATCACCCGCCTGCCTGTGATCACAGATAGCAGGCTCAGACCTGCACCAAGAGCCAGAATTGGCTGTGGCCTGTGCGAGCTGTCCAGCATGTATTGGCAGGCATCTGCCAGCAGGCCCGGCACCTCGAGCAGGTGGGCCGGGAATGGTCCCGGATCAATTGGCCCGATGCTGTCAGGGATCTCCTCAGCCATCTGCCCCCAATGGCCCTCCACCACAGCCACTGTGATCTGGTCAGGCTCATAACGGCTAATGGAGTCTGCGATCCGCTCCACCTCTGATTCACACAGGGGAGGGCAGCACCTATCAGCATTTGCCCTGTGCAATGCGCTGGCAATCTCCCCCCGGCTCATGCCTGCCCGCCGCATGGTGCCCGCTAGACGGGCTAGGGTGTAATTCCTTTGGCCATCTGGAATGGGGTTGCTGTCTCCCAAGATGGGGCCCTGTGGCAAAGCCCCCGGCCCGCGGCCCTGAGCCAGGGCATCCGCCATTTTGGTGAGCCACTCCGGAGGCTCCGGCAACCGGCCCAATGGGTCCAGCTCTAGGCCATCAATCCACTGGTACTGGCTGCCATCCTCCAGCCTGCTAGGTGGGGCCACGATATACCCACCATTGGCCCGGGTGTCCACCTTGGTGGCCAATCGGCCTGCCGTGCTCCGGTATTCACGGGCCTCTGGTTGCCGATAAATATGATGCCTGCCGCCGGAGGGTGTCACTGAGGTGGGAGCCTGGCAAAGCTCGGCAGCCAGCTCCTGGTTGCTGGGCCAATCATTATCCCCACCATCCACATCCACCACTAACAGGCCATCAGTAACCAGCCCAATATTGGCCGTGGGGCATGCCTCCCACCAGGCCCGGATCTTGGCCTCATCTGTGGTGGCATCGTTCCGGCCATGCGTGGTGTTGGGCAGCTTCCGGCCTGGTCGGCAGGGGAAAACCCGGTAGCCCATGGCTGCATATCGGAGGGCTGAGTCTAAGAGCATTTCGTCCATCGTGGATCCCCATTTCCTAACGCTCCAAGCCCCGCCAGGCTGTGAGCCTGGTCGGGGTGAGCTGGCTAGGTTGTGGTGGGATCAGAAGGGCATATCGTCAGATGGTGTGGCCATCTGGGCTTGGGTCACCTTAACTGGGGCCTTGCCCCATGCTGGTGGCTTAGCAGGGGCCTTGGGTGGGGCTTGCTGGGTTGCTGGATCTTGGCAGGGCTTATAGCCCTTGATCTCGTTACGCACGATGCCATCTGGCCCAGTGGTCTGCACCACCTTCACCAGCAATGGCTCACCGTGCATGTCGGAGCTGTCTTCTGGTGTGGCAATGCCCACAGCCCGGCAGATGCTGGCCAGCTCCCCCTTAGCTATTTCCACAGCCACAGGGTTGGGGTTTCGGAGGTTTAGACGGCTCCAGAACCTTTGGCCTTGGTAAGGTCCCTCAATCACCTTGAAGGAAAATTCCAGATATGAGCCCGTGCCCGCCTTGGTAGGCTTTTCCTCAGAGCTGACAATCTCCACATAATACTCCCCAGCCGGTACGGCATCACTGCCACCGCGGGTAGCCTCAATCTTGCTGGCATCAAACCCTGATAACTTCATCTCAATCACCCTCCCATTGCAGAAAGAAAACCATCCCATGAGAGGGGGATCTCATTGGGTAAACTAAAACGATTCTTGGCCACACAGGCTGGCCCCCCCACACACCGGAGCACCCGTTCCTCCCCGGATTTCACTGTGGCCGCTAGGTGTCGCACACCCCCGCGGCCTTGTTCCTCGGATACCCTGATCCGCCTTGTGGCAAACAGCAGGGCATCACACCACTCCGAAATCACCCCGCTGGCCAATTTGTGTAGCCGCGGGCTGTAGCGGTCGTAGGCCGGGCTTTCCGGATCCTCATAACGCTCAATCTTGCTGTGAGCCACAAGGATAATGGCCATGCCTTTTGATTCCCGGAGCCGGTCCATTTGCTCAAGCAGCTCCCGCCAATACTTGAGAGCCAGAGTATATCCCTGCCCGTATCCGAATTGGCTAATATCCTCTTTCTTGTGGGCCGTGCAGACATAATCCCAGATCAGCCGCTCAAGCCAGTCCAGGGAATCAAGCACCAAGGTCTGGTACTCATGCTCCTGAGTCTCAAGCTCGAGCAGATCCGCCTGTATTTCCTCCAGCCTGTTGGCCACCGGGAACTTGTCCGCCTCAATCTGGCCCAGCCCATCCTCTGTCTGGATCACGATGGGGTTGGGGGCAGAGCAGGCAAAGGTGCTTTTCCCAATGCCCTCAGTCCCATACACCACCAGCCTAGGTGGCAGATTGGTTTTGCCCCGTTGAATTCTCTTTAGCCTGCTCATTCTGTCCCCCTCTTCTCTTCGATCTTTAAATCTGCCTTACACATCACACACACGGGCCTCCCGTGGTGCTTGCCACCGATCTCCCCTAGTAATCCAACAGCCACCAGCCTCCGGAGCTTGGGCATCACCTTGATGGTGCTAGCCCGCGCCATAACCATAAAGCACCACGAACAGTGGCACACCTTTAGAGCCAGTGGCAGCTCCATGCTGATCCCCCGGCCATCGGTATATTGGACATATTGGGCCTCTGATTTTTTGTTACTCATTTGCTCACCTTCACTGTCACTTCACCATCTTGGTGGTAATAGCTCACCGCCACCTCTGTCCTTGTTCCCGCACAGCCAGCACACAGGGCCAGTAGGATTAGAATTCTCATCAGACGGCTCCTTCTGATTTGCAGCTCTGGCATAGCCCGCTTGCCGATACAGCCCCGAGGGCCCCGCATGCCTCGCACCGGATCTCTCCAGGTGCTGGGGTGTTTACCCACCACTCCTCGGGTGAGGTATCTGGTGGCTGATCACGGGGGCTGAATTCAGCCGCGGCCACCTCACGCCAAACCAGCTCACATTGGTCTGGCTGGCCCATCGATTCCCAAGGCCCTTTCTCCCGTGGGAATCCCCTAGGTAGTTCCCGCTGCCGCATGAGCTGGCCAGCAATAACCTGCAGATACACCCGGGGTGGCCATGGCACCTGAGGGGTGGCCAGACGGTAGGCATATTCTGTGCTGGGATCCGGTCTGCCTAGGTGGTTCCATTGGCGGATGAAATCCACGATATGGCGGGCATGCTCCTGTAATTGCCAAGCTTTCATTTCCAACCCTCCAGCTTGATTTCCAGAATAAATTGCTCAGCTTGCTCGATGGCCAGCTCTTTGGTTTCTGCTGTGCCCGTGGCTGTCCATGCCATGTGGCCGATGTTTACGCTGGCAGTCCATTCCCAGATGATTCCGTTAATCATGCTCCGGTTGATCCGGATTTCCTTGCCGCTTATCTGTGTCACTTCACGGGCCTCCTAATAATCGATTTGGTGTTTTTCTGGCGTAGCACCAGCACCTCCTTGGGCGCCTCAACTCCCAGCCGAATCTTGCCCCTGTCTATCTCCAGAACAAAAACCTTTGCATCACCAATCTTGACAAATTGGCCCTGTTTAACCGTTAGGCAAAGCATCGTTGTTCTCCTCCTCTTGGCGTTGTGGGTATGCAAATTCAGCCCATAGCTGGTGGAATAGTTCCGCGCCGTGCTGGCCCTGCTGGCGTAGGGCTATGGCGCGGGCTTTTATTTGGCGCTCGATGTTGCATGCCTTTTTTACATTTTTAGATGGCGTGAGGAGCTGAATGTTTTCTAGCCTTACGGCTAGCTCTCCAAACGCCATGTCTAATTCGCCTTCTGTTTCCGCACAAGCCAATGGAATTATGTGGTCTATTTGCTTGCCAGATTCTTTATAGCTTGGGAAGGCTTTGCAAAAGTCTTGATGCGTCCAAGGTAAATAACGGGAAGAGATTCTCCGTTTTCTACCTTCGAATCCTTTGGCAACAGTTAAAGAGTCCGTTCTGACTCTATTGGCCCACTTCCCATATTGAGAATTTCTTGTAATGGAGTTTTTAATGCTTATTTTTCTAAGGCAACTATCGCAGGTTCTTTTTGAATTATCAGCCTTTGGTTTATGGCAATTGACGCATGATAAAGGGTTATCAGCCCTTATTTTGTTGTATCTAGCAGTAAATCTTTCTTTGCATAAGGCGCATGTGGCCCCGTGAATTTCTTGGTTTAACCGTCCACAATACACGCACCTCCCATTTAGCTTCCTGAGCTTTGTTCTAAGCCTTCGCCTTTCCTTGTCGTTCATGACTAGCCCCCCACCTTAAAGGTGTACCCATGCCGGGCCAGCTCTTTTTGCATGGCCTCAACCTGAAGGGTGAGCTCTTTAAATTTCTTGGTTAGGATCTGAAGGCCACCGCGCCGGGCATCCTCGAGGCTTCTGCCAGACTTGGTTTTTTTGCCTGCAAGCTTTGCTTGTACTCGTTGCCATTTCCAGTACCGCACCCTGCGGCCAGAAACAGATTCTCCAGGAATTTCCTGGAAGACCGGGGCAGATTTGCCCAAAATCTTTTGCATAAGATTCCCCTTAAACAGCCCTTGGATGGGCTGTTTTCCCCGTGTATTTGCAGTAAAGGTGAGGCTGGCTAGAAGGTGATATGCCAGACTGCTTTGACGGATTTGGGGGACGGGTGATAGAATACCCGTGCCACCTGTAGCGGGTGCGAAGTCTGGGCCTCGGTCCAGGCGCTGGGCCTCAGAGCTGTAACTCTGAGGCTCAGTTTTTACCGCCCGGCTTTGGCCAACTTCACCTGGCTGGCTGTTCTTAGGTAGCTGTCGAGCTCTCCCGGGTGCCACACCCGTCTAGCTCCAATCTTTAGGCCACCCGGAAAACTACCAGCCGATACCAACCGGTATAGGGTCCTTCGTGATATGCCGATCAGACGGCAAACTTCGTTGGGCCCATATAAAACCGGCAGGAGTTGGCTGCCTTCCATTTTTCGATTGTCCCCCCTTGGCTGTTACTGTCCTTGAATGACATCGTCAATCTAATTGCTTTTCTTTTTTTAATCAAACTGAAGGCATTTTGTTAGCCATAAGTCCATAAATAAATTAACCTTACGAGGCAACTAACTATTCAAAAACAGAATCAATCTCCTTTCTAGACCTTACCGGGCTTAAATGTGCGTAGTGCTTGGAAAGAATTGCAAGGCTTTTCCACCCGCCCATGCGTTGAACCAAGAGAATAGAAACCCCTTTAGAAAGCAGCTCGGTAGTGCCACCGTGGCGCAATGAATGAATCACAGCCATTCCCTCCTCTGTCTCCCGCGGTATGTTAGCCTTTTTAAGATCTGCCCAAAAATTGGTGCTCAGGTTGATGGTTAAAAGCTTGTGGAATAAAGGAGCCCCGCTTGGGCATTCCTTCACTAGCTTTTTGAGTTTTGGAACCAGTCTGATGGGTATTGGTATCTGCTGGTCAATTTTAGTTTTGGCATGCTTGGCCCTCAGCATTAGCCACGGAGCCAGTGGGTTTTCAATGTTAACATCATGGGCGGTAATGGCAAGTAAGGCACCGCGCCTAGCAATCGTCGCAAAGGCTAAGGCATAGAAGATGTTTCTAGGCCATGGGGCCTTGGCCTCTAGAGAATCGGCCTCCGCTCTGGTCAGGGCCCGCCTTGGGTGCTTTGCCTGAAAAGTAATGCTCGGGAAGGTGGGAATAGATCTCGCTATATTTTGCTTTTGAAGCCATTTACAAAAGCTTTTTACTTGTATCAATCTCTGCTGCTTAGAGCCCGTCGAAAGCTTTAATGAATCAATCCACCCCTCAATCTTCTTGCTGGTGAGTGAGTGGATTCCGTCCATTGTTTTTATCCCAAGCTCACCCAAGGCCCTACCCAACAGGGCCCTT